TATATATTTATATAAAACGGAATAAATTTAATGTTATATTTATATTAGAGTCAATCTATATCAAACAACACGAGAACAAAATGTCAGATTTTAAAGTATTTAAAGAAAAATCGTTATCCGATGTATTTGAAGATATTTACAACAATTCATCAGATAATAAAAAACAGTTAGATATTCTTATAAAAGAGATTGTGGGATTCATCAAAGATGGTGATACTGCAGTACAATTAATACCTGCTATCAAAGAATATTTAGAAATTAAAGTAAAAAATGATGAGCAATTGGTAAAGATGGCATCAATAGTTCAACGATTAGTTAGTTCTGAAAGCAAGGGTTCGGAGTCAGAATTTGGACTATCTGAAAAAGAAAAAGAACAATTAGTAGGTTCAATAGAAAAGGTTGCACAAGAAGCTCAAGATTATACAGATGAAGTGAATAGGAAAGTGAAAATAAATGCCGATAATTGAGAACACAAGTATTATCCGAGAAGGAAAACAAGAAGGGTATGTATCTGAGGCACAAGTTTATCATATGATAAAAAAGTATTCTGATGCATATAGATATTTACAATTCGATTTATGTGAAGTTAAGAAAGTACATTATAGTGTACCAGATGGTGAGTTATATGGTGCAATTCAAGGAAGATTAGTAACTTGTGAATTTAATAAAACATTAGAAAATAGATGGATTCAACCATTTTCACTTAGAGATTTTGAGTTACCGTCTGAAAATGAATATGTATTGGTATTTGAATATGGTCTCCCACCCAATGAAAAATTATATTATATTAGAGATTTTTCTATAGATAGAAAATTAACTTATAATATTTCAAATTTTGGTAAATCAGGTGTACCTTTAGAGGCAGAGGTTAGGAGAGCTGCAGATGTTGTAAATAAAAAAGTCCATAAGATTGTACCATTACCAAGATATAAAGATGGGGATAAATTTATTCATGGTAGATTCGGCCAAACTATACAATTTACCAGTAAAAATAAACAAGATCCTTGTTTAAGAATATCTAATAATACGAATAAATTTAATGAGGATGGGTTATATGTACCGTATTTTGATAATGAAGGTAGTGTTATTTATTTAGAAGGTAGTATAATACCATTAGATTTAAAACAAAGAGTGAGTGGAGTAGATGAATTTCCAGAATTAACTGGAGACCAAATAGTAATAGAAAGTGATAGGTTGATTTTTCAATCTAAAAAAGAAGAAATATTTATCAATGGGTTTAAAAAAGTCTCTATTAATTCTCCTGAAATACTTATTAATGGACAACCTTATGTTCATGGAAATTTTATAAAAGATTTAGTGGATCAACTTGTTAGTATAATGGATAAATTTGTTAGTGGCGGCCAGGTCATGACTGTATCAGGAGGGCCTGTCCAGGGAGCCGTTTTCATGAAAGAGACAACAATTTTAAAAAGTATACAACGACAAATATTTAATTCTAAATATAAAAATGAAACAAATCCAAAAGGAAAATCACCCAAGCAGAAGTCGGACGGCGAAATGGAAGATTATATAACCACATCAGGATATTAAAACATGCCGAAAAAAGAAAAATTAGTAAAAACAGTAACAACAGATGATAACGGTGAACAACATACAAACTGGGAAAGACAAATGGTTGACGAAAATACCATACGAGTAACAGAGACTCCACTGGGAATCATTACATTACCTTTGGGAAAAGTATCTGTAAATGATACAAGAGGCATGCCTAAACATAAATTATACAATGGAGATATAATTAAAACTGGATCTAAATCAAGAGTGGAAATTAAATTAGTAGAAGGTGGCGGAGAAGTTGGAGAACGATGGATTGTTAGAATAGGAGAAACTTCCGAGTTTGCAATAACTACAAATAATTTAAAAGTGGCGGCAAAAAGCTTTGGAATCCAACAAAAGAATGGAAATTTATATGAATCATTTGAAACTGCTTTTACTGATAAACCAATAGGAAAGAAACGACTACCAACAGCAGTAGCAGCTATTTACGGATAGGATAATTATGGCAAAAACATCAGTAGGTAAAGCATTAGAAAAATTTTTACAAAAAAAGATAGATAGTATATATGCGTTAGAGGCAGAAATTAGTATAGGAGAATATGAAGGTACTCTTACGAGGGAAGATGTTGAAAAATTAAGAAAAAAATTAAATAATAAAACTAAAGATTTGGACGATATGAATACAACTTTAGAGTCTTATGAAGTTACTATTGATGTGGCGGATACCACAATAAAAGTACAAGAGGGTATAGCAGTAGCTAATCCAACAGGAGGGCCATCTGCAGCGGCACTTTTACTAAGAGAAAAATCTAAAGAAGTATCTGATGATCTTTCAGAAGTAATTAAAGAACAAGGTAAAAGTGCAATCAAACAGGCATTAGATGGATTAAAAAATGCAAGTGAAGCATTAAATAATATAGGTAAAAAGTAAGTTACAAACTAGGAGATGATAAAATGAAGTTAGAAGGACTTAAAAAATATATAGCTAAAACTGTACGAGAAGAAGTACAAAAAGAAATAAACAAAATATTTATTACTGAAGGTAAATCTATTAAACTCAAGACGAAACCAAAGCCAAAGACAGTTTCAAAATCTAAAGTTACGGAAGAACATACAGTTTATTCTAAAGATAAAACTCTTAATAAAATTTTAAATGAAACCGCGGGATTTAAACAAAAACCAAAAGAAGGTTTTGAAGATTATCCTACTCTAAGTGGAGAAACTTTTGATTCATCAAGAACAGCAGAATTATTAGGATATGGTGATGTTCGTGGTGCAGGTAGTAATGAACAAAAGAGAGAAATTGGAGCAGTTCAAACCATTAAAAGTGTACCAGGTGTTAAAGTAGAAGATGTACCTCAAGCAACACAAGATGCACTAACACGAGATTATAGTTCTTTAATAAAAGCAATGGATAAGAAAAATAAATAAAATGCCGAGTTCAAGAGAAAAAGACCAAGATCCAGATACCTTTATAGGTTTAGCATTTCCATTGGGATTTGCTAATGATGGTATTTTTAGAAAAACTAAAACTACACTGGAACAAGCTAAACATAATTTAAAAAATCTTTTATTAACTATGAAAGGTGAGAGATTAGCGCACCCTGAATTTGGATGTGAGATTCATAACTTATTATTTGAACAAATAGGTGATGATATAAATGATACTATTGAAGAAATGATTAAAGAGGCGGTTGATATTTGGCTACCATATATTACAGTAGGTAAAACGGTTACTAACCAAATAGAGAATAGATTAAATGTTGATGTACATTTTAGTTTGAGAAATGATCTAACAGGATATGAAGAAGTTTTAGATGTATTCTACGACATAACGGAGTAAAATTATGGCAGAGTTTGATAAACAAGTAAAATATTTAGGAAAAGATTTTGGTACGTTACGTAACAACTTAATAGAGTTTGCAAAAACATATTATCCTACAGTTTATAATGATTTTAATGAAACTTCACCAGCAATGATGTTAATAGAAATGTCGGCATATGTTGGAGATGTATTAAATTATTATATTGATGATACTTTTAAAGAAAGTTTATTACCATTTGCACAAGAAAAAAATACGATTTATAATATAGCACAATCGTTAGGATACAAACCAAGATTTACCACACCAGCAATAGTAGAATTAACTTTAACACATACGGCACCTGCCAGTACAGACGATAATTTAGAACCAGATTGGGATTATGCACTTAATATTAAATATAATTCACGTGTTTCAAGTGATACTACGGGAATAGATTATAGATTATTGGAAGATTGTAATTTTAAAGTAAATAGTTCTTCGAGTCCAAGAGCGTTTGAAGTATCCGCAACAGATAGCACTGGAACTCCAACTCGATATATAATAACAAAACGAGTTAAGGCAATTAGTGGAGAGGTTACTTCGGAAACATTCCCATTTGGTTCAGCTACAAAGTATGATAGTATTTTATTAGGTAAAACTGATATCACAGAAGTAATTTCAATAACAGATAGTGACGGAAATACTTGGTATGAAGTTCCATTCTTAGCACAAGATACTGTATTGAGTGATTTTGAGAATAATATAGACAATGATAAAAATTTAGTACAATTTGCAGGTACAGTACCATATGTTTTAAAATTATTAAAAACTTCTAAACGATATGTAACATTTCGTAGACCCGATAAAAAAACAGAATTAAGATTTGGTGCAGGAATATTGGTTGCACCCGACGAAGAAACAGTACCAAACCCAACTTCAGTAGGTAGTAATATATCAGGTTCACCAACTAAATTAGGAATTACTTTTGACCCATTGAATTTTACCAACACGAGAGCATATGGAGAAGCACCTTCCAATACTGTATTGACAGTCACATATGCACATGGTGGTGGTGTAGGACATAATGCTAAAGTAAGAGATTTAAATGCGTGGTCTAATTTGGTATACGCGGCAGTAGATTCTACATTAACCACATCAGAAGTTACTACTGCTAAAGAATCATTAACTGTAACTAATGAGAATGTTGCTACTGGAGGCCAGAGTGAAGAATCTATTGAGGAAATTAGAAATAATACATTAGCATTCTTTCAAGCACAAAGTAGGTCAGTAACAAAAGAAGATTATGTGATTAGAGCATATACACTTCCACCCAAATATGGTTCTGTTGCTAAGGCATATGTGGTACAGAATGATTTATTAGATGTGGGTGATAATACGGAAGCTAATCCGTTGGCATTAAATATGTACGTTCTTGGATACACGGCTTCGAATAAATTAACTCTTTGTAATAATTTGGTTAAACAAAATTTAGCAAAGTATCTTGGAGAAACAAGAGTTTTGACTGATGCTATTAATATTAAAGATGCTTATATTATTAATATAGGAGTAAAATATTCTATATTGGTTAATAGAAATTTTAATAAATCTGAAGTATTATTAAGGGCAACAAAGGCTATACAAGACCATTTTAGAATTGAGAAATGGCAAATAAATCAACCAATAGTAACAACTGATATTTCAAATCTTATAAGTGATGTAGACGGTGTTGCCGGAGTTGTACCACCAACGACTGATAACCCATTTAATTTACCAGTCGTTATAGAAAACAAGTGGAATACTGCTAAGGGATACAATGAAGTATTATATGATTTCTCTGATCCTACGGTAGTTAAAAATGGAGTAATATATCCAGCTAAAGACCCATCAATATTTGAACTTAGATTTCCAAATGTAGATATTGAGGGTAAAATAGTTGGTGATGTATATTAGGAGATAATTAAATGCATTATTTTATATACGCAGATGCAGACGCTACACTTTATGAGGGTAGTGCAACACAAAGTAGAAATACTGGATTAGATGAAATATTAGAAGTTCGTAAAGATATGAATGATAACGCTTCGGTTATCAATGTATCTCGAGCATTAATTAAATTTGATTTAACAGAAATTTCAAGCTCAATAGTAGATGGATTAATTCCAAGTAATAATAAACCTGAACCAAGTGCTTCATATTTTTTAAATCTATATGATGCTGGTTCTACGGGATTAACTTCAACTTCACAACTTTTATATGCACACATTGTTTCACAATCTTGGACAGCAGGTGAAGGAACATTTCACGATGACCCAGAAACAACCGAGGGTGTTAGTTGGAGATATAGAGTTGGACAGAATGATGCCACTCAATGGATAAGTGGTAGCAATAATACAGGTGGAACTTGGTATAGTGGAAGTGCTACTGGGGGACAATATTTAAGATTTGCATCCCAATCTTTTGATTATGGTAGTACAGATATGAGAATGGATGTTTCCGAACCTGTTAAGGTATGGA